GGTGTTCGATTTCTTGCGGCGCGGGGCGAGGGTGCAGGTGGCGGAGAGCAAGGCAAGTGCCGCCGGTCCGGTGGTGGCCTGGCATGGCGGCGGCCGGGTGGCGTGGAGCCCGCGCGACGCGGTGTCGCTGACCCGTGAGGGCTTTGCCGGCAACCCGGTGGGGTTTCGCTGTGTCAAGCTGATCGCCGAGGCGGCGGCGGCTTTGCCGCTGGTTCTTCAGGATCGCGAGCAGCGGTTCGAGACCCATCCGGTGTTGGCGCTGGTGCGCCGCCCCAATGCCGCGCAGGGGCGGGCCGAGTTGATGGAGGCGCTGTTCGGGCAATTGCTGCTGTCGGGCAATGCCTATGTCGAGGCGGTGGGGACCGGGGGCGGTTTGCCGGGGGAGCTGCATGTTCTGCGCTCGGACCGGATGAGCGTGATACCGGGAGCGGATGGCTGGCCGGTGGGCTATGAATATGCGGTTGGGGCGCGCAAGCATCACTTTGACGCCAGCGGCGAGGTGTCGCCGGTCTGTCACATCAAGAGCTTTCACCCCCAGGACGACCATTACGGGTTCTCGCCGATGCAGGCGGCGGCGATGGCGGTGGATGTGCACAACAGCGCCTCGCGCTGGTCGAAATCGCTGCTGGACAATGCCGCGCGCCCGTCGGGGGCGCTGGTCTGGCAGGGGACGGATGGCCAGGGGGTGATGGCCGAGGATCAGTTCCGCCGGCTGAGCGACGAGATCGAGGCCAATTTTCAGGGGGCGCGCAATGCCGGCCGGCCGATGGTGCTGGAGGGCGGGCTGGACTGGAAACCGATGGGGTTTTCGCCCAGCGACATGGAGTTCCAGAAGACCAAGGAGTCGGCGGCGCGCGAGATCGCGCTGGCCTTCGGGGTGCCGCCGATGCTGCTGGGCATTCAGGGCGATGCGACCTACGCCAATTATCAGGAGGCCAACAGGGCGTTCTATCGCCTGACCGTGCTGCCTCTGGCGACGCGGGTGGCGGCGGCGCTGGCCGAGTGGTTGTCGGGGCACAGCGGCGACGGGTTCGAGTTGAAACCCGATCTGGATCAGGTTCCGGCGCTGGCGGCCGAGCGCGATGCGCAATGGGCGCGGGTGGCGGCGGCCGATTTCCTGAGTCTCGCCGAGAAGCGGGCGATCCTGGGACTGCCGGTGCTGGCCGATGGCTGACGATCGTCGCGGCTTTGATCCGTTCGACTGTGCGCCGGGGTTGCGGTTGGCGGCCCATGAGCGGGTCAGCGAGGTGCATCAGGCGCATCTGAACCTGCGTCTCGACCGGCTGGAAGAGATGATGGAACGGCTTGAGCGGCGGCTTTGGCTGGCGGTTTACGGGGTCGCCGGGGTGATCCTGGCGCAGGCCTTTCAGTCGTTCATGGCGGCATCGCAATAGGGGCTGAAGAAACAATGGATTGCGAGGAGTATTCAATGGATCCCGACAACGGGTTGGAACACAAGTTCGCGCGCTTTGGTGCCGGTATCGAGGTTGAGGACGGCACTGTCATTGCCGGCTATGCAAGCCTTTTCGACCAAGCCGACCAAAGCGGCGACATCGTCCGGAAGGGTGCCTATGGGCGGTCCCTGGAGGCGCTGGCGGCAGAGGGGCGGCGGGTCAAGATGCTGTGGCAGCATGATCCGGGCCAGCCGATCGGGGTCTGGGACGAGGTCCGCGAGGACGGGCGCGGATTGTGGGTCAAGGGGCGGCTGCTGGAGGCCACGCGGGCCGGGCGCGAGGCGGCGGCGCTGATCGCCGCCGGGGCCATCGACGGGCTGTCGATCGGCTATCGGACGCGGCGCGCGGTCAAGAACGATCACGGCCAGCGGCTGCTCAGCGAGCTGGAGCTTTGGGAGGTGTCGTTGGTGACCTTCCCGATGCTGTCCGGCGCGCGGGTTTCGGCCAAGGGCGAGGTGCCGGGCGAAATCGGGGCCTGGCGCGAATTTGCGGCGATCCTTGACGAGGCGCGACTGCAATTGGCGCGGGGGTAGGCGCCGGACGTCATCACAAGAAGGAAGAGGCGATGAGCAAGACCGAAACGCCGGCCTTGGCCGGGGAAGCTGTGTCCGGGGTTCGCGAGGTGAAGCAGGCGGTTGCCGGTTTCGTGAGCGAACTGAAGGGCTTCAGGGACGACATTCAAACCAGACTGCAACAAACGGAAGAGCGACTGACCATGCTGGATCGTAAGACACATTACGCGGCGCGGCCGCGACTGGCGGCCTCGATCGACGAGGGCGCCCCGCACAAGAAGGCGTTTGATGCCTATCTGCGGTCGGGAGACGACGATGCCCTGCGCGGGCTGGTGCTGGAGGGCAAGGCGATGTCGTCCTCGGTGGCGGCCGATGGCGGTTATCTGGTCGATCCGCAGACCGCCGAGCGGGTGACTTCGGTGCTGCGCTCGACCGCGTCGATCCGGTCGGTGGCCGCGGTCGTCAATGTCGAGGCGACGAGCTATGACGTGCTGGTCGATCACACCGACATCGGCGCCGGCTGGGCCACCGAGACCGGATCGGTCAGCGAGACCGGGACGCCGCAGATCGACCGCATCTCGATCCCGCTGCACGAGTTGAGCGCGCTGCCCAAGGCCAGCCAGCGGCTGCTGGACGACAGCGCCTTTGATATCGAGTCCTGGCTGGCCGGGCGCATCGCCGACAAGTTCTCGCGTGCCGAGGCGGCGGCGTTCATCGGTGGCGACGGCATCGACAAGCCGAAAGGATTCCTGGCCCACGCCAAGGTCGACAACGATGTCTGGGCCTGGGGCAATCTGGGCTATGTGCCCAGCGGGATTGCCGGCGATACCGATGCCGACGCGGTGGTTGACCTGGTCTATGCGCTGGGCGCGCGCTATCGCGCCAATGGCACCTTCGTGATGAACTCCAAGACCGCCGGGCATGTTCGCAAGCTCAAGGATGCCGATGGCCGGTTCCTGTGGTCCGATGGCCTGGCCGCCGGCGAGCCGGCGCGGCTGATGGGCTATCCGGTGCTGATCGCCGAGGACATGCCCGACCCGGGTACCGATGCCTATGCCATCGCCTTCGGCGATTTCGAGGCCGGATATACCGTGGCCGAGCGTCCGGACCTGCGGGTTCTGCGCGATCCGTTCAGCGCCAAGCCGCATGTGCTGTTTTACGCCACCAAGCGCGTCGGCGGCGATGTCAGCGACTTTGCGGCGATCAAGCTGCTGAAATTCGGCGTCGCGTAAGCCATGCCGGATGGCGGGGCCGGGGTGCCGGTTCCGCCGCGGGCGCGTGCCGGGATAGACCCCTCGCGTTGTCTAGCTGTTCCCCTCCGTCCGAGCAACGGGAGGCGGTGCGCGTCCGCGCAATGGCTGTGAACGGGCCCGATCGGGCCGGACCTGCGGAGTGAAGCAATGATGTTGATCGAGGAGACTTTGGTGCCTGATCCGGCGCTGCCGGTGGACCGGTTCAAGGACCATCTGCGGTTGGGGACCGGGTTCGGAGAGCTGGGGTTGCAGGACGGGGTGCTGCGCGGGTTTCTGCGCGCCGCCATCGCGGCGATCGAGGCAAGGACGGGCAAGATTCTGATTGCGCGTGATTTTTCCCTGTCGCTGACCGATTGGGACGATGCCGGGGGCCAGATCCTGCCGGTGGCGCCGGTGACTGCGCTGATGCAGGTGGTGCTGGAAGATGCCAATGCGGTGCAGACCGTGGTGGCGCCGGAGCGCTATCGGCTGGAACGGGACAGCCAGCGGCCGCGGCTGCGGCCGGCGGGGATGCTGTTGCCGACGGTGCCGACGGGCGGAACGGTGACGGTCACGTTCATCGCCGGGATGGCCGCGGATTGGGACGGTCTGCCCGCCGATCTGGGCCAGGCAGTGATGCTGTTGGCGGCGCATTACTATGAATATCGCGACGAGACCGGGCTGGGGCCGGGCTGTATGCCGTTTGGTGTGACCAGCCTGATCCAGCGCTACCGCACGGTGCGGCTGGGTCTGGGGGCAATGCGATGAGCCGGCCGCATCTCACCCGCGCGCTGGTGCTGGAGGCGCCCGTCCGGGTCGAGGATGGCTCCGGTGGGTTCACCGCGTCCTGGGCCGCCCGAGGCACCGTCTGGGCCGAGGTCAGCGCGCGCAGCGGGCATGATCGGGCCGAGGCGGGCATGCCTGTGGCTTCGGTGGTTTACCGGATCGTGCTGCGCGCCGCGCCGGCGGGGTCGTCGATGCGGCCGCTGCCCGGGCAAAGGTTGCGCGACGGCGACCGGGTGTTCCCGGTGCGGGCGGTGGCGGATCGGGGCGGCGACGGGCGCTATCTGACCTGTTTCTGCGACGAGGAGGTTTCGGCATGAGCTATGGCGTGGCGGGGGCGTTGCAGGCGGCGGTGTTCGAATGCCTGGTCACCGATCCGGCTTTGGGGGTGCTGATCGGAAATCGGGTCTACGACGAGTTGCCCGGCGGCAAGGTGCCGGAAACCTATGTCAGCCTTGGCCCTGAAGAGGTGCGCGACGCCTCGGACGCGGATGGGGCCGGGGCGCTGCATCGGTTCACGGTTTCGGTGATCAGCGAGGCATCGGGATTTGGCGTGGCCAAGGCGGTTGCCGGGGCGGTGGGTGAGGCGCTGATGACCAGCCACCTGAGTCTGGCCCGGGGGCGGCTGGTCGGGCTGTGGTTCGAACGGGCCAGCGCCCGGCGCAGCGGGCGGGCCGGACGGGTGCGCAGGATCGACCTGCGGTTCCGCGCCCGCGTCGAAGACAACTGACATCATCAATCGGGAGAAAGACCATGGGTGCCCAGAACGGCAAGGATCTTCTTATCAAGGTGGACATGACCGGCGGCGGTCAGTTCGAGACCATCGCGGGGCTGCGCGCCACGCGGATCAGTTTCAATGCCGAAAGCGTCGATGTCACCAGTCTGGAAAGCCACGGCGGCTGGCGCGAATTGCTGAGTGGGGCCGGGGTGAAATCGGCTTCGATCTCGGGCTCTGGCGTGTTTCGCGATGCCGGGACGGATGAACGCGCGCGCCAGTTGTTCTTTGACGGCGAGACGCCGGAATTTCAGGTGATCATCCCCGATTTCGGTATCGTCGAGGGCCCGTTCCAGGTGACCTCGGTCGAATACTCGGGCAGCCACAATGGCGAGGCCAGCTATGAATTGGCGCTGGCCAGCGCCGGGGCGCTGACCTTCACGGCGATCTGAGCCATGGCCAATCCGTGGACGGGGGAGGTGGCGCTGGTCATCGACGGGCAGCGGCGGGTGATGAAACTGACACTGGGGGCGCTGGCGGAACTGGAACAGGCGCTGGAGTCGCAATCGCTGGTCGATCTGGTCGAAAGGTTCGAGGCAGGGCGGTTTTCCAGCCGCGACGTTCTGGCGCTGGTGGTGGCCGGGTTGCGGGGCGGTGGCGGCAATGTCGCGCCCGATGATCTGCTGCGGGCCGAGATCGAGGGCGGGCCGGTGGCGGCGGCGCGGGCGGCGGCGGCGCTGCTGGCGCGCGCCTTCATGGTGCCGGGCGAGGGATGAGCGGCTTTGACTGGCCGGCGCTGATGCGGGCCGGGATGCAGGGGTTGCGGCTGCGGCCGGACGAGTTCTGGCGCCTGACCCCGGCCGAGTTGCGGCTGATGCTGGGACAGGGTGGCGGCCATGGGCCGATGCGCCGGGCGGGACTTGAGGCGCTGATGGCCGCCTGGCCCGATGGCGAGCGAGGAGAGGGCGATGAGCGACAGTGAAGGGTTCGACGAGATGGAGGCACGCGCCGAGGCGCTTGAGGACAGTCTGGGCGCGGCGGCCGGGATGGCCGCCGGGTTCGATGCCGAACTGCGCCGGATGCGCGAATCCCTGGCCGCGACCGGGCGTAATGTGGCGACGCTGGAACGGGGGTTTTCCAAGGGGTTACGGCGCGCTTTTGATGGGGTGATCCTTGACGGGATGAAGCTGTCGGATGCGCTGGAAGTGGTGGCGCGGTCGATGATCCAGACCACCTATTCGGCGGCGATGAAGCCGGTGACCGACCATTTCGGCGGGATGCTTGCCCGCGGTGTCGGCGGTCTGGTGAAGGGGTTGTTGCCCTTCGCCGATGGCGCCGGCTTCGCTCAGGGCCGGGTGATGCCGTTTGCCAGCGGTGGCGTGGTCACCGGGCCGGTGAGCTTTCCCATGCGGGGCGGTATCGGGCTGATGGGCGAGGCCGGGCCGGAGGCGATCATGCCGCTGTCGCGGGGGGCCGACGGGCGGCTGGGGGTGCGGTCGTCGGGGGGCGGCGCGGTGAACGTGGTGATGAACATCTCGACCCCCGATGTCGAAGGCTTTCGCCGCAGTCGTGGGCAGATCGCCGCACAGATGAGCCGGGCCATGGGCCGCGGCAATCGCAACCGCTAGGCTGGAGGGCAGGCAATGAGTTTTCACGAGGTGCGGTTTCCGGCGTCGTTGAGTTTCGGATCCATCGGCGGGCCCGAGCGGCGGACCGATGTGGTGACGCTGGCCAACGGGTTCGAGGAGCGCAACACGCCCTGGGCGCATTCGCGACGGCGCTACGATGCCGGGTTGGGGATGCGGTCGCTGGACGATGTCGAAACGCTGATCGCGTTCTTCGAGGCGCGGCGCGGGCAGATGCATGGATTTCGCTGGAAGGACTGGTCGGATTACAAGTCCGGCCGGGCCAGTGCCGGCATCGCCTTTGACGATCAGGTGATCGCCGTCGCCGACGGGGTGACGCGCAGCTTTCAACTGGTCAAGACATATCGGTCGGGTGCATTCACCTATGTCCGCCCGATCACCAAGCCGGTGGCCGGCACGGTGCGGGTCGGGATCGAGCAGGACGAATTGCGCGAAGGCGTCGAATACGAGGTCGACCCGGCCAGCGGGCTGGTCAGTTTCACCCATGCGCCGGCGGCGACGATGCAGATCAGTGCCGGGTTCGAATTCGATGTGCCGGTGCGCTTCGACACCGACCGTATCCAGACCAGCGTGGCCAGCTTTCGCGCCGGCGATGTGCCCAGCGTGCCGGTGGTCGAGGTGCGGGTGTGATGGCGGGTCTGAGCGAAGGTTTGCGCGCCCATATCGAAGGTGGCTTTACGACCTTGTGCCGGTGCTGGGCGATCATCCGGGCGGACGGGGCGAAATATGGGTTTACCGACCACGATCTGACCTTGGAGTTCG